TATGTATGCTTCTGATGACCAATTTGTCTTATCGGGAGCGGCATCAGCAGACGGAGAGCTTTTCCAAAGTATTCTATCGGGAGCTGGTGGAAACTCATATTTTTCTGGCGACTTAACAGTTGAGGATTCAAATGTTTTTGCTCCAATGAGAGTGGAATCTGATGCGGCAGGAACACCTGTCTTTGAAAATGTAAATGCTATTGCTAATGCTTTTCCATTCTTAATATTCAACTCCGCCACGACAGCAGTAACTTTTAGAAATGTAAAACTAGTTTCAAGAGGAGCTTTGACGGCTGATTTATATTTCCACAGAGGGGGAACTACGGCAGGGGTGGGGACTCTAATAGATTGTGAATTTGTATCAGACCCACCTAGGGGAAGGATAGCCTCTAACCCTACTTATATGACTTGGGAGAGAAAACACACCGTAAATATAAATGTTAGAAAACCAGACGGCACAGCTTTAGAAGGTGCGACTGTTACTTTAGACCGAGATACGGGCGATGAGGCGTTTTCTACTACCACGGATGCTAGTGGCGATATAACAGCCCAAGAGGTTTTAACCAATATCTATGCTGGAAAGGCAGGGACTTCGGGAACAGAGGGTGGCGATGGAGTTGCTTATACTGAAACAAATTATAACGACCTTACTTTAACGATTGAAAAAGATGGTTATGAAACAGTCACCAATACAATTACAATTAGAGAGAAAACTACCCTAAATTATACCCTCAAGACCCAAATCACCAAACTAGAGGACGATAACGGAAATGTATTTGATAGGGTAGATAAAACAAATTCAGGCACGACTAATTTAAGACGGAAATTAACTAAGGTAATGTAGGTATTGACAAATAATATAAATAGCCTATAATGATCCTAGACAATTAAATATTAGTGACCCTAGAGTCCAAATAACTGATCGGGAAGCCGACAGTCGTTTGGGCTTTTATTTAAAAAAGGAGTTTTATGGAAAAACTAATTAGAAGAAGTCTTAAAACTGAGATCCATAAAGATCTATCAGATGAGGCTATTGAGAAACTTGCTGAAGATAAGATTAAGATATCGCAAGATAGTCCTGTTTTAGAAGTTATAGTTAATTCGGGGAAGCTAGATAGAGATAATGAAGTCCTTAATATTAAAGGATTAGATTTTAAAGATTACAGAGAAAATCCTGTTGTTGGTTGGGGACACGATTATAAACAACCAGCTATCGGCAAAGCGTTAAAGATTTGGAAAGCAAATGATGGAACCTTAAAAGCAGTTATAGAATTTGCTACTGAGATTTATCCGTTTGCTAAATTGATTTATAACCTTTATAAAGAAAAGTTTATGAATGCCTTTTCAATCGGGTTTAGAGCTTTAGAAGCTGAAGAAGATAAAGATGACAATATAATTTTTACTAAAGCAGAAATGTATGAGTTCTCAGCAGTCTTTGTTGGTGCTGATCCTAAAGCACTACAACGAGCTAAAAGTATTGGCTATGATACTGATGTTCTAGAAAAAGTAGAACACGGAGATTTACAGATTAAAGACTATAAAGGGAAAGCTAATAGTTTAGAAATTGACTTGAATGATATAGATCAATTAGAAAAAGCATCAGAAATGATAGAAAAGATACTAGACATAAGAAAACCTAAACCAGAATCAGATATAGTTAAGAATGTTGAAATTGTTGAAAAAGCTATGAAAAATGTCAAAAAGTTAAGTCGCAAAGGTCGTGGCGACCTTAACAACTTGAATAAAGCCAAACTCCTTGCTCAGATTGGTGATAAAGCAGGGGAAATGGTAATTAAAGATTTAAAAGTAGAGATAAATAAAATTAAGGAGAATTATGGAAAAAGATAAAGTGAAAGAAGTAGAAGAAGAAAAAGAAGAGGTTGAAGAAGTAGAGGTTGAAGAGGAAAAAGAAGAAGTAGAAGTTGATGAAAAAACTGTTAAATCTATTTCTGACAGAGTTCTAGAAAAAGTTAAACCAGAATTAAAAGTTATTTCTGAAACTGTTAAAGTCAAATCTCAAGGTATTGATGGCGAAAAAGAAGAAGCAGAAGTAGAAGGTGAAGTTTCCAAAGAGGTTAGATTAGGACAATTCATTTCTAAACTTGCTAATGAGCCAATTCATAAGACACTTCAGACTACTACTACTTATGATGAGCTTGTTCTTCCAACTGAGTTTATGACTGAGATCCAAAGGTTAGAGGAAGAATACGGAGTAGCTTTAAGAGATGCTTATGTAAAGCGAACCGATAGAACTTCTGTTACTGTTCCTAAAAAGACAGGTGACCTTACTGTTTACGAAACAGGTGAGGGTGTTCAAAAGACAGAAAGCACACCTACATTTGATCAGGTAGTTATTACTCTTAAGAAATACGCAGCTATCGCACCTCTAACTGATGAAGTTACAGAGGACACAGTTGGTGATATTTGGAGAGAGCTTACTGATTCATTTGCTAGGGCATTTGCCAAAAAGGCTGATGAGCTTGTCTTCACCGATCCCACTATCGGTATTCTTGCCGATACTAGTGCTAACATAGTTACTATGGATGCAGCTGAAGGTTTTGAAGATGTAACATTTGATGACCTATCTTTGATGGTTGATGGTGTTCCTACTGATTCAGCTAAGAATGGAAAGTTCTACTTTCATAGAACTATGCTTGGAGTTTTGAGAAGAATTAAAGATACCACTTCAGGTCAATATATCTGGGCACCAGGACCAAACGGGGCTAATACTGGAACTATCTGGGGTTATCCTTATGAGCTAGTAGAAGTTATGCCAGCTCTTAGTGATAATGCTACTTCAACAGCATTTATGGTTTTCGGTGATTTGCGAAGATATATGTTGATTGAGAAGAATGGCATACAGCTTAAGGTTCTTGAAGAAGGCACAGTTGGCGAAGTCAACTTGGGTGAGCAAGATGCTCGTGCTTTAAGAGGCGTTAAGAGAATGTATGGTAGTGCTTTATTCTCAAGTGCTTTCTCAGTTCTTAAAACAAATACAACCATATCTTAATCTTATATGGGGAGCTTCCTTATCTTTGGGAGCTTCTAAATAAGGCTGAGATAAGGAGTTAAAATGTATATCACAAAAACAGATGTAGAAAATAGACTAAATAGAACCTTAACAGATGAAGAAGCAACAATTGTTGAAGATCTAATGATCCCAGCAATTCAGAAGTATGTAGAGAATTACACAGGTAGATATTTTGAGGCTCAGTCGTCTGCTGATTATTGGTATTTAGGAAAAGACAAATATTACCTAGAAATAGACGAGTTCTTAACAGTAAGTTCTATCAAGGCGTATGATTCTGATGGAGATTTACAAGATACTTTAGATACAAGTGATTATGAGTTATTTCCTTACAATACTGATTACAAGAACCTAGTTCATTCTTTAGAAGGACATTTCGCTGATTACAAGTATAAAGTTACAGGAGAGTTGGGTTATTCTACTACTGCACCCTATGATATTAAGTTAGTCTGTTTGGAATTAGTATCTGGGTTAGTAGATAGAAAAAGTGGCATAACCAAAGAAAGCATAGAGGGTTATTCGTATGAACTAGGTAATTTAGTAGAAAATAATCCAGTAGTTAAAGAAACCTTAGGTCATTACAAGAGGATCTTAGTATGATAGATGATTTTCTAGTAGATACTATTGCCAAGATAAACATTACTAAAAATGAATATGGTGATTTGGTCTTTAACAATACAGCCACAAACTATAAGGGAAGATTTCTTAATCACACAGGAATAATCCAAGATTCAGAAATGGAAGAACAGGGTGCTGATGCTATAATCCATATAGAAAAAAGTGCCGAAGTAACTAAGGGTGATATCCTTTTATATGGTTCTGACTTGTATAGAGTAATTAAGCTAGTTAAAGCCAAAAGAGGGAAGCAAACTAACATTATGTTCTTAAAGTGTTATGTAGAAGAACATAAACCAATAGAGGGAATATCGTGAGTGTAAAAGTAGAAAGTAAAATACCACAGTTCAAAAGAGAAACAGAATCAAAATTAGAGATGATTTTAGGAACTTTGGCTAGCAAGATACATACTCTAGCAGTTATGAAAGCACCGAAGTCAAAAAACATTATGACTGGTGGTAAAAAACACTCAAGTCCAGGTAATTTAAGAGCTTCAGGTCATTCTGAAAGAGTAAACAAGCTAAGTTATAGAGTATCTTTTGGGGATAAATTAAATGTTCCTTATGCTCGTTTCCAAGAATATGGTGGAGATGGGACAAGAATTGTTAAAAGATATACAACTCCAGGAACCAGTAAGAATTATTTAAGAGGATCAGCCGAAAATATATTAAGAAATGCTAATGAAACCTTAAGGAAACTATTATGAATGCCGATATAGTAAAAGACATAGCAGAATATTTAGAAGATCAAAGCGTTGGAACAGTCGGAACTGATATGTTTGTTGGTATGGTTAGAGAAGATGTGAATAATGCAGTCTTACTTATAGGCACCTCTTCTGGTATTCAAGAACCTTACTATGATATTTACGAAGAAGTAATAGATATTTATTCAAGAAATCAATCCTCAGAGGACAGCTATTCTAAGTTTCAAGAGGTGTTTAATGTCTTACATAGACTTTCAAACACAGAAACTGATAATGCCTACATCTATTTTGCTCACTCTTTAGAGGGAGTGGTAGATGCAGGGCGTGATACAAATGACAGGTCGTTGTATAGAGGTTCATTCAGGATTATTTATAGAGATAAAACAATAAGTTAATAAAAGGAGAATAAAATGAGAACAGTATCAAACATTAAAATCGGGGCTTGTAGCGTAACTTATGGTGGAACCGAATTAGGTCATACCAAAGGTGGCGTTACCGTATCTTATGCACCTTCTTTTGCTGATATAACAGCAGATGAATACGGTGAAACTCCCGTAGATAAAGCATTAACGGGTGAAGAAATTTCAGTAGCAGTTCCTCTAGCAGAAAGCACCATAGCTAATTTACTAGAAGCAATACCTGCTTCAACAAGTGCTAATGGTGGTGGCGCAGCTACAATGGGTAAAACAGCAGGTCATTTACTTTCAACAGATGCTAAAGAATTAGTTTTACACCCATTAAGAAATGAAGCTAGTGATGATTCCGAAGATGTAGTTCTTTATAAAGCGGTAGCTACTGATACGGTAGAAGTTAATTATGAAGTAGATAATGAGCAAGTTGTAGAAGTTACATTTACTGGCTTAATTGATTCTGCTAGAAGTGATGGTGCTTTAATCGGACACTTCGGTTCTATCAGCTAATATAAAGGAGATTAAGATATGGAACAATTTGATTTAGATCTAGATGTTTTACAGCCAAAGTCAAAGCTAGTAAAACTCGGTGGACAAATTTATAAAGTTGAACCACCTAAATTTAAAACTACTTTAAAACTAACCCAACTGGCTAGAGAATTTAGTAAGGTTGAAAACGAAGATGATGGTATTAAGCTAGTAGAAGATTTAAAAGAAGTTTTAGAACAAGTAATGCCAGACTTAAAAAAAGATGATATAGATTTAAGTTTTGACCAGATGCTTCAGTTAATGAATTTCGTAGTTGCTATGGCAAGTAATGATGCTAAGAGATTAGAAGAAGCTGCACCTAAAAAAGTAGTAAAAAAAAAGTAAGTATTAAAACCCAAGTAGCATACTTTCTTAGGAAGTATCAGGGATATACTCTCTCGGATATGCT